ATGGAGATATAAATGAATCTACCCTTGGATCTAAAATTGAAACGCAGTCAAGAACATTTTCCCCAAAAGCTGGCTTAAAAGGAACTCTTGGAGTATCTTTTATTGTGGACGCAGAATTTTTTGCGAAAGATTCCACAGTCAACAATATTGACTCATTGTTTCATATAAACTCTGGAATGAGCGACAAGCCAATAAATAGAAATAGGGTTGGAAGATATTTATTTGACAATATGTATTTAAAAAGTTTTGGATTTTCTATGCAACCTTTTGGTGTTATATTTGCAAGGGCAGAGTATGATATATACGGTTCTCTAAGAAAAGGGCCAGCTTTTAGAACTCAAAAGACATCCATTGATCCCGCTCATGCTTTAAAATCTTTTGGAGAGGTAAAAGCCAGTAATATAGATATGGGAGTATATTCTGATGGACAATTTGAACTTAATAGTTTAGAATATAACATATTAGTGGAAAGAAAGATACACAATCACATCAGGGACTCAGAGCACAGCTCAATAAATACAACGGCAAATTCTGTTGTTCCAGTTCGAGTTTCTGTAGAATCTATAGAGGCCCAAATGACTATAAAAGGTAGTGAAATTATTAAAAATTTAAATCCACTAGGAGATGCACAATCTAGTGGTATAGCTGATGGGCTCGCCGACTCTTCTATAGCTGCATATATTTATAGTCTTTCTGGAAACAGAATTGCAAGTTTTTCATGTACAGGTAAGATTATGTCTCAATCATTGTCCCTCGGAGAGGGCTCTTACTCTGAGGGCACAATAACAATAAAGGAGATTATTAAGTAATGCCCGAAAGACCTGATAATTTTGGATTGACTAAAGTTTTAGATGGATTGCGATCTGTCTTAAACCCAAGGCAGATAACCAGGCTCGAGAGTGGTCAGTATGTTAATGATTATACCAGCTCTGTAAATAATTACTCTGGAATTTTTGACAAAAATAATAGCTACAAAAAATTTGACTATGTTTACAATACTGGAGATGGCTTATATTATTATGCAAGAGATGATCTAACTGAAGGTATTGGTGTCTCAATAACAGAAGCGAATAGATTTTCCCTAGAGACTGGCGCTCCAACGGTGCCAGATCATAAGATTTCTTCAAATGGTTATTATTTATTTGATGAAAATAATTTGTTGACTACAGCTGTAAACCAAAGGATTGAAGCTGGGCATACTATAGAAATTGGAGGTTCTCTATCTGGAAGCAATGGAAATTATAGGGTGTTGGCAGTAGATGAGGTCTCAGAGGCTCCCAAAAATTTGACGGGCACTGTAACTGGAGCCCTTGGCGCGACCCTTATGAGAAGACCTTTTGGGCTTGCAGAAGCAAATCAGGCTTCTGACTTCTATCAATCTACATGGTTGTTTAGAACTATGATTGATGACCCATCTTTAAGGAATCTAAACGCTGACATTTGGGATTTGAAAAACCTTTTTGATTTCGCTCAATATGTAGATGATAATGATGATGTTACGGCTGGTTATAATACTCAGGCTTCCAATTTTTCTAAGAGTGAGTATGGTAGGTTTCATTGGGAAAATATTGGAAAAAATCAATCATATAGAAAAATGCCCATCCAAAGCACTTTTATCTATAACACTGATCTTGGTTCTATGCATATATTTCCATCTAGCGAAGCAACTGGAGAGGCTTGGTTCAGTATAAGAGAAGGGGCTTCTAATAATTTCAAAACTCTTTGGGCAAGCACTGGTACAATGGGGGGTGGTTCTCCAGGTGGGCAGGGTTTGGCTTGGATGCAAAACGCTGGAGATGGTAAGCTTGGGCCAACTGGATGGACACATTGGGAAAGAGATATACATTTTAATCCAGTATTTGGTGATAAAATTAGGGTTTATAATTTTGCAAATCAGAAATGGTATGCATTTAAAGGCGACGGAATAAATGGAAGCGAAGCTTCTTATGAAGAGATCACTTCTAGGGTGAGTGCGCCGACTTCATATCCTCTTGTTAATAGTCCTGGAGATTCTCCAGCAACAGAAACTCAAGACTATGAATCTCCGTTCTACGCCCCAGTAATTAGCGATGTTTCAAAAGTTACTAGGCTTTGGCTTGAATCGGCAGACTCCACTAGTTCAATCGATCACAATGAGCCTTCAAGCTCTAACGCAATAACCTTGTCAGTAAAGGGTGCTGATCCAAGTGTAAATCCAGACTCTTGGTCAAAAGATTTGTTTTTCTTCGATGCAGATTATGGATCGAGGGCGACATTTAGAGCTAATAACAGCAGAACAGAGTTTGGAAATGGATATTATATCCTACAGCCTAAAAATATTAATTCATTATCCGCAGAATTTAACTTGACATTTAAAAACAGGACTAGCAGAGAGGCTGCTGCAATGGCTCATTTTATTGAGCATCATTTGGGTCAACATGAAGGTCAATCTAACTCTCCGAATCTTAGATATAAGCTTGGAATTTCTGGATTTCGTTGGGATGGAAATGCCACTTACCACCCTTATGATTCTACAGAAAATCAAGTTAGACAATTCTATTGCACAAATTTTACTCACTCTTTAAATTTTGATAATAGTAATGATTTAAACGTAACGCTAAGAAATCTTAATGCTTCTTTACTTCAAAAGTCTGAGCAATTATATGTAAATAAGGCTGAAACTTATGATGCATCAAAAACTTACGAATTAAATGATGTTGCTTTTTATACTGGAAATCATCAATATTATTATTGGCACAGCAATACTTCCTCCTCTAATAAGCCCCCTGCAGAGAGCTCTCACGCTGAGTGGAGCACTGTTTCTGGGTATTATGTTGATTTGAATACTGGTTTTTGGACTAGAGATTTCTTTTGGAGACCTTCTATAGGATTGCAAGTAAATCATCAACCTAGAGTGCAGTCCTTGTCATTAAATGGTTATACTCAAATATATAATGATGGAATAAATGAAAATCTTTTAGAGTTAGATTTGAGCTTTAATGGAAGAGATGATGAGGAGTGTGCTGCAATACTACATTATCTAGAGGATCATCAAGGCCATATACCATTTAGATTTTTACCTCCAGCTCCATACGATAAACTTTCAAATTATGTGTGTCAGGAGTGGACTCATACTTACGACTATAAAAATAGTCACACTATAAATGCAAAGTTTGAACAATACCCTTTTAATTTTAGCGCTAATCAATATAGCGACAGTGATCCGCCTCCAGAACTTGGGCCTGGAAGGTTAATTTTTACTAACCCTTTGATATTTGTAGAGCCAGATGGCCCTCAAGATGTTATTGTAAATCAAAACGTAAAGGCTAGAGCGTATTTTCAAAATATTGGTGATAAAGATATTGATATAAGTAGCGCATTAACTTCGTTCCCTTTTTCTTTTGTAGGACAAACAAGCAGCTCATTGCCGATTGTGAAGGATAGTGCTGATAGAAACCACTATGTTATAAGAAACCCCACCAAGGGACTTCCTTTTAATTTAGACGGACAATACTTAAGGATTAGTAAAAGTTATACAAAAGAGCCTCAAGGCGGTCAGTTTTTTACTGTTGTAACTGGAGATGAAAATGCGTCTCTTCCTTATAGGAATAAAAAGGTTGTTAGAAACGGTATAGTTGCTAATGATGTATATTTTCAAAATAATATGGGTGAAATAACATCTGGAATTGAGCATACTTTTCCTATTACTTTTACTTTTCCAGGTGGCGGACAAGCTTTTAGTGGCCCACCAAAAGAAAGCTGTAATTATTACATGGTAGAATCACTTTTTACTGGAAAGTACGTCACTACTTTAGAGGCTGGAGAAAGGGCTTTCATGGACGTTGTTTTTAGTGGTTTAGAATACGCGCAACTAGAGTTTGGATTTAAATATGATGAGGATGGAGAGTTTGACGACCATAGAATAAGATGGGGAAACTCAGACGATTCTTCTACTGGTCACATAATTGGATATGCCACTAATGATGAAAAAAGCAAAACAATGATAATTAATTCTAATGATCCTTATGATCCATTAACTGGTAAATTAAGTTTATACCTGTCTTCTGATAGGCTTTCAGACGACAGCCCATTAACAACAATCAGAACTCCAACGCAAGCAGGCTCTTAATATGTCAAAATCAAGTTCAAATTTAAGCAAAGAGGTGTTTTCATTAACACCAGATTCAATTATAGATCTTTATGAAATAGATTTTAGTAATTTACAAATTGATTTTGAAATGTTTAGAGATCAAGCAGGAATAAACATTGGTGCTGATACCATCTATAGATTTGTTCCTATGACAAATCAAGGAAATCCTATATTTTGGCAAGGAAAGTCTTTTCAGCCCTTAGCTGTAACTATGGAAGGTTTTGAGCATCAAGCTGACGGCAGACTTCCAAGACCAAAACTAAAGGTTGCAAATCCAGAGGGACTTTTATCTGCAATCGTTCATTCTAATAGTGATTTTAATAATTGTAAAATTACAAGAAAAAGAACTTACGCTAGATTTTTAGATGATAATAATTTCTTAAATAGAAATACAAATGAAGCTGGCCAAAATCCCTTTGGGCAGGCAGATCCAAATTCTCATTTTCCAGATGATATATACTTTATAAATAGAAAGGTCCAAGAAGATAAGTCTTATATAGAGTTTGAGTTAGTGTCTGCTTTAGAGCTAGAAGGATCTCAAGTTCCTGCTAGAATGCTAATGGCAGAATATTGTCCATGGAAGTACAGGTGTGATGTTGGATGTAGATATAGAGGTCTTCCAGTAGCAGATGTTAAAAATAAAAAAATAAATGAAGATATTGACTTGACCGCAAGCTCTTTAAGGGGAGATAAGACAGATTGGGAAATTCAAGACTGGAGTCCCTACGGGCTTGGCGTTCAAAATGGAAGCAAGGCGTCTCCAAAAGGATACAATGCTGGAGAAGTGGTAAAAATAGTTCCTCAGCAAGGCGTTGACCCCGCTCCAATGGTTTTTATTTGTAAGCTTGATCATGAGCTTGCTTCAGATCATCACCCAATGGTTTCTCCAGAGTTTTGGCTTAAAGACGAGTGTTCAAAGAATGTTGACGGTTGTAGGATTAGGTTTGGAGATGACCCAGATTTACTATTATTTAATAAAGCTAGAAATCCTGGGAAATTACCATTTGGTGGATTTCCAGGAACAGAAAAGTTTAGTTACGAATGATTTCTGATAAATTATTGCAAGATATTAAACTATATTCTATTAAGAATAAGTCTATTGAGTGCTGCGGATTGATTGTAGGTTCAAAAAAATCACAAAAATTTGTAAAGTGCAATAACATTCACTCAAAGCCACAGTATGCATTTAGTATTGATCCAAAAGAGCTATTGATTGATGATGTTAAGTATATATTTCACTCTCATCCAATAATATCTTCTAGGCCCTCTGATATAGATAAAAAATACTGCAACGAATTGAGGATTCCTTTTTTAATTTATAGTATACTTAATGATGATTTCTTTATTTATCATCCTGAATAGGTGTATATTTCTTAAGGTATAAGGTTAAAATGAAAAAGGTATATTTACATGGTTCTCTTGGAGAAAAGTTTGGTAAAGAGTGGACTTTAAGTGTTCGCTCTGCAAGCGAGTCTTTTTCTGCAATAGATGCAAACGTAGAGGGATTTGTTGAGTATCTTTCAGAAAGAGCGAGGGATGGAGTAAATTATTGTATAACAACAAAAAACCCTAAAGACATAAAAGATGATGGAAATAAGTTAAAATATTTTATCGGTCCAAGTAAATTAAATTTAAACCTATCGTCTCAAGAAATTCATATTACTCCAATACCTCAAGGAGGAATGGGTTTATTGAGTATTGGGGGTTTTGCAGGTTTCATGGTAAAAGCATTTCTTTTTGTTGCTGCAACAATGATTATACAAGGAATTTTAAATTCTTTGTTTAAGCCCCCTAAGAGAGAAGATCCTACAACCACAAAATCATATTTATTTCAAGGAGCTCAAAATAGGCAACAACAGGGTATTCCAGTACCTCTTGGATATGGAAGATTGAAAATTGGTTCTGCGGTTGTTAGTACTTCAAAAAAATCTTTCAATTTAAATGGAGACGAAACTAGTTCAACTGCCACGGAAAATATGAAAGCAAAAAAGGTTATGCAATCATTTTCTGAGTTTAAGGTTTTAGAGCTTTTATCTGAAGGTCCTATTGAGGGTTTTTGTAATGCGAATGGTGCTTTAACATCAGAGCTAAGAGAGTCTATATTTTTTGATGATACTCCTGTAAAAAATACCACAATTGGAAAGATCACAGATGCTGGTGTAAAAAATACAGATGTCCTTGGAACATTTAATTTTGTTTTAAATGAAAGAGGCGTTCTCCCCAAAGCTAAAAATGGGGAAATTGGAGAAAAAATTCCATTTGGCAAACCAGA